TACCATGCGTTAATGTGTCAGCAGCATTATTGATAGTCCCCACAGATAATGACATACTTCTAGGTTCTTCTATGTGTTTATTAAATATTCCGTAATCTGCTAAAGATCCTGGTGTTGATAATATGCCCTTAATATCTATCTCATAAATAGAATCAAGAGTAAAACTCATAATCACATCTAAGAACGACTCAATAATATGAGTTTCAATTTCAATAATACCCTCTGATATATAAGATTCGTCTATTTCACCCCTAAAAAATTTAAGGATAGTTTCATTTATATATTTTGCGGTATTTACATCATAAGCGGAATATGCGTCTACCCTGAATATGGCATCCGATACATCGTTGGCATCTGTGCATATGGCAGTGATATCATAATTTACAGACGAGCTTCCTGTACCGAAGTCAATAATGTCTCCAGTCCAAGATTTTATGGGGCGGTAATCAAATAGGTTTTCACTCATAGTAAACTATTTATTAGTTTTCTATACTGTCTTTACTCTCTGAGTGTATTTTAGCAATGTAATATGCATCGACAATATCACTGATGGGTCCGTTTATTTTCTCTGGGTTGATATCAATACCAAATATTTTCTCAAGGTCCAGAGAGGTTTCCTTGATAAATTGTTCATACATCTTTTCTTTATTAGCATTTCCTTTATCAGTAGCAAACTTCTTAACAGTAGATGGTGGGTATGTTGTAACATCCCATCCCTCCATGAATTGTAGGTAGTATTTAAGAATACCAGTATTTTCACCAATATTAAAGACTTGACCTTTAGCACCCATGGCATAACCCTCTAAACCAACAGATGGTTCGTCAGCACCCTCTGGCCATTTATAGAAAATAAACTCACGTGTATGTTCGGCAAGTTGAGCAAACCTATCGATATTATCAGTCCATGTATTCATTAAAATGCCAGTAAATTGACCATAAGTTCCTTCATACTTTTTAGTATTAGTTATATAGAGGAACTGACAATTTTCTATTTTAAACTCACCATTACATACACATACTGCGGGGGAAGTCATTGAGTAATCTATACCTACAATCACTTTATTTCCTCATCATACACTACTAATACATCTTCTGATCCACAAAATGGGCATTCTTCGGTCAATTCATATAAATCTTCATCTAATTCGTGATGAATCTCACACGAGGCAAGACAGTCGTCACACTCTATATAAACTTTAACCATAATTTTCTTCTTCTTCGGCATAATAATTTTATTTATAAGAACTTTAACCCGAACACTCAGAATACCAATTAATACTACCGATATTTGCTACGTTTTTATAATCGACACCATCTAATAAATCATTTTTTACAGATTCTGATATTTTACCATCTTGTGAGTACAGTAAAATAGGTGTATTCATATTAATCTGATGATTTGCGATTACCCATTTAAGAACATTCGTTGCAGGGACATTAATAGCATTATGAAGAATTTTAGTAGTAGCATAATCTACAGGATTTCTTAAATCTAATATAACTCCACCAGCATCGTGTATTTCTTTTATTTCAGAACATTTTAATTTCGTTCCTTCACCATCATAAACCTCTTTATGTCTATCTGCTCTGATTTGTTTATTTTTGTTTATCTTTGCCTGTTCTTTCCAATAAGAACCCATCAATTTGTTCCAAGTTTCACCCATTTACATCCATCCTTTTCCTGTCATCATTTCATTTGCCTGTTGTACTGCTATATCTTTCTCAGGTTCCGCAAATTTACTTCTGCTTACTGTAATATATTGTTTCCACTTTTGTTCGCCACATTGACACGGTTTTAAATCGTCTGCCATAGTCTTAGTCCACTTTAACGATTTTTCAATCGTATTTCCACATTCTTCACATCTAAAATCAAACGTTGGCATTATATTCTCCTTACCTAATAAGTGGACCAGCACCAGCGTCAGTTAAAACATCTCTTAAACTATTACAAGTATATTTTTCAGATGTATCATATCCTAACTTAAACTCCTCTGAATATGCAATATCTACTGGGTTCCATTTGTTAAATCCGTGGATATAGAACGCTTGAAGCATAGCATTCTTCCCTCTACTTGTTAAACCCGCACAATTCTGTGAGTAATAATTTGCTACTCCCAAGGCAGTTAATGCCAATTTTGAATCATTCATTAAATCATCGATTGTCAATGCACTGACTGTTGTCGATACTGCCACTGCTGTTGCTAAAACTAAACTTTTCACTTTATTCATACTATTTTCCTCATTATTAAATTAATGATACGCATCGTACCATTCACCATCTATATATTCACCCTCTTCTGGGTCAACTTCGTCCAATACATTTTCACCCAATTCTTCATCATAGGTTATTGTACCAAAAGTTATGATGCCGTCTGGACTATTAACATCAATAATATCTTTCTTACCCTCAGCAATATCCTTTCTAAGTTGCATTGCTTCTTCTAATGTTATTAAACCAACATTCACTGCTGTATCAATTACATCTCTTTCTACTACTACATCCTTAGTCGGACAGGTATGCGATTCTGCATTAGCAGTTCCGGCATATAAAATAACACCCATCATTATAGCTGTTACCATTTCTAGTTTAAATTTCATATCATTCTCCTCATCTAAGTTTAAGTTTATTCTTCGCTGTTGAGACAGTCGGTGTTAATCGTTCTGCTAAAACCGTTCCATCATCATCTTTCAACCAATTGATACTGCGACCTTTCTCTTCGCACTTATCTATTATACTATGTATATCCTTTCCAGAGAGTGTAAATTCTTTATCTTCATCATAATTAACCCTATACTTCAAACCCTACTCCATTTCTTTAATGCCATCTTTGCTTGTAACCCCTTATATGTGTGTTGTTTAATTGACTCAAAAATACTTTCCGGAGTCATACCACTTAATACCATATCATTAACGTCTTTCTGTTTAATATTTTCATCCCATACACAAACTGAGAAGCCAGCATTAATAAATCCTTCAATCTTATTGACAATCTCTTTGTTTCTGTTCTCATTATCCATTACAATAACAAAATCAGCACTTTTATTTGCTACACACTTTTTATTCATATCAGAACCTGCCATAGCAATAGCATTCGGAATAAACATACTGTCAATTGGTCCTTCAAGAACATACACAGGTTTTGTTGTGTCCATTTTATCTAATCCATATAACTTACATACCGATTCATCAACCTTAATAGTTATATAGCGTAATTCGTTGTTAGGGTCTAAGGTTCTACCTTGAAATGCTATCAATTGACCATCTTCTCCAAAGAATGGAATAATCAGACGTGCCTCTTCCCGTTTAACGGACTTAAATTTATTTTTAACTATCGTGTTAGTCCATGACTTAAAGGTGTCAGTATAGTACAACCTCGCCTGCTGGTCTAGAGGTATTCTCCTACTGTCAACATATAGTTTGGCTGGGTGATTTGGTGCGAGTTTTAAGACATTTGTAGCACCGCCTAATGTAGACGGTTTCTTCTTAAATTTGATTTTCTTTGATTTGAATAAATCGTCATTAGGTTCAACCTTTTTACGTTTATTCTTATTACCAAACCTTTCTAAAATATACTGCTTTTTTAAGTTTGGGTCAACTTCTGAAAGGAATTGAGATAACCCCAGAGACACACCACAGTTATGACATTTATATAGAACGTCGCCATCATATTCAAATATGAATCCACGTGCCTTATTCTTATCTTTTTGAGAATCCCCACATAGAGGACAACGGCATTGCCAAAGTCCTTTTCCTTTCTTTTTGAATTGTTCTAGACGTACACCAACGATGCCAATGTACTTTTGAGTAATATAATCCATAGTATCTATTATACTATAAACCTATCAAAAAGTAAAGTTTTTATCGTCTAATTACTTGAAATACGGGATCGTTTGGGTGCTTGATTAACATACCACCTTTATTTTGTTTAGCATACGTTGCTATCTGCTTACCCCAAGAGGTTTTACCAACGAATGAGTCCCAACGTCTATATCGATTCTTTCCTAATCTAACGTTGTTATATGTGTCTGAATCGGGTGCTGTAAAATAATTACTTCCGAATGCTTTGCCGTTTGGTGTGAATAATGGCATATCCTTTTGGACATTTACTGCTCCACCACCGTCACCGACTGTTACTTCTTCCTTCATTTTATATTCTCCACTAACATATGCTGTTTCATTAACGTATCGATTTGCATCGATTCATTTAACGGCATACTTTCATTACAATATTCAATAAATGCTTCGTCTAACATTTCACCATTAGTGCCATGTTTAACCATTTGTTCTTTAAACAAAAAATAGGCTGCAACTGCCTTACCTAGTTTAGATTTCATTCCAGGAACTTTTTCAAGCAACTGTTTTAAATTTCTAACCAATCTATGAAAGAATGTGTAACTATCTTTCTGTTGACTAGTAAGGTTGTTCTTTAGGAGTAAATTGCCTTTTTTATCAATAACGCCCGTATCGTATGCTTCCCACTTTTTAAAAGGTTTTCCGATATACTTTGCGAATTTATACACAAAATACATATCAAGCATTGCACTTTCGTTAATATTTTTCATCTCATTTCCTCATCAATCAGTTTACATACACCCTCATCAATGTTCATTTCAGTTTTCAAATGTTCAGTCAATGCATCTAACTTGTATAAAAACGTCGATACTACAATATGATGAATTGGGTCTATTTTATGAAATAAAATACGAGTGGTAGCAAGTGGTCCTAAAGTATTCATAAGAATTATCATATGATTAATAATTAATCTAGTTCTTAATATACCAGTTTCTTTATACTTTGATAATAACCGTTTTATGTATTTTATACGTTTGAGGTCATCTTCAAAGTCGCAGTGGTCATCACTCAGACTCTCTTCGTAATAACTCGCCATGTACATCAGAAAGTTTTGTTTCGTCAGTACTTGAATGTCTACTTTCACAAGCTGCTGTATCATTATCTATATCCTCGTTTGCTACACTCACAAGTTCTTGAGTAACGATTGTCTCCACCACGCGTAGAAACATTTACACTTCCCAGTAAGGAACTCCACCATTCTTTCCTGAAGGAGATTTACCTTTTGGTGCTTTTCCTTCATAGAATACACCTGTGTTTGCATCACGTAATAAGTCTTTACTTACAATTTTCTTTACTGTTTCTTTAACAGTTTTTTTAGTTTTAGACATTTTTCATTAACTCCTTTAATAGATCTGCCGAACCGTTTGCTGTGTTGTCTTCAGCCATAACTAGTTCCTCTGCGTATTTAGTCTTTGACTTAATACTTTCATTTAATTTCATTGCATTTTTTAATGCTTTATTTGGTTTTTTATCTGCCATAATATACCTCTATTTATGTTAAATTTCTAAACTCTGTAAAAGTTTTGTTTGCCACTTCTTCGGTAATATTTTCAAGCACGGCATAAGCAATAATATCATCCACTTTCTTAAATCCAATGTGAACGTATTTACCACTGTCCTTAACTATTGTAGCACCTGGAGGTAATTTATGCTTACCATCCTTCTTATTGAATCCCATTACAAACAGACCTTTCTGTTTTGTACCAGGAACAATTAATTTACCTTTAAAACGAAGTCCGATTCTAATACCAACTGCCGATTTACCGTCAACTGTAACTTCATAGTTTCCTTTCTTAGAAAGAGAAACTCCTTCTTCAAGTTCTTCATCTTCATGAACATCGTCCATGTGCTTCTTCATCTTTTTCTTCTTCAGTGTGTCGTGGTCGAGTCCGCATTCTTCGTTCTTCTTTTTCTTCTTCCAACCCTCTTCAACCGACTCATATGTAGCAGTAAGGTCGGCAAGTTTCATTAATTTTTTAGCAGATTTCTTATCCACTTTCATAATTAGTTTATCTAATTGAGTTGAAATTTGCTTAGCTGCTTTCTTATCACCCTCACCGGCTCTCATTGCTAACGATTTAAGATTTCTTGCAACCTTTTTATATTCAGGTTTACCCGCCATAGAGGTTAATGCTTTGGCAATACCTTTCAGATTCTCTTCTAAAGTATCTTCTGAATTATCTACATCGACAGATTCTTTACGTTTATCTTTATCGTAATTATAAGCTATGTTTTTATTTTGCCCAAGGACTCGTTTGTTCTTCTTTTTCTTCTTTTTACCTGTGGTTTTATCAACAGTGTTATCGGCTTTAATGCCTGGAAATCCACGACCTTTTGCTAATCCATATTCATCAAGTTCAACAGATTCCATACGACCTTTAACTTTGAAAGTTTTATACTCTCCACCTACACTGTCTATTTTATTACCTTTCTTAGCATACTTATCTGCTTCTGCTTTAGACTTGAAGTTCTTAAATTTATCGTCTACTACACTGCCATTACCATTATAGTATTGAACAGTGAAATAGTCTTCAGAGATTATTTCTCTTAATTCGTTAAAATTCTTCATTTGTCTAGACCCATTCCAATGATATCTTTCATCTCTTTATTTGTAATTGTAGTTAATTTACCTGAACCTAATTCAAATACACCAATGGTTGCGCCAGTATCTGCTTCCTTGATTTTAGCATCAGTTAATACGTTATCCATATCGTCTTCAGTTAAACCAGTTAAAGAAGCATTACGAGTGAATTGCTTTAATTCTCCGTCAATTCTTACTCTAACTACGCCGTTTTTTAATTCTTTTATTAAATCTGCTTTAGTCATTTTATTTCTCCTTTGAACAACAACTGGAACGATCTACATCTTCCGAATGCCCAATAATTTTATCAATATCACCTGCTAGTATATTAGTAAACGTATGAGTACCAATATCCCAAACACCAATTCTTCCATCTATATCCCAAGTATGTAACATTTCAGTCCATTCCAATTCGGATATAAATCCACAACTCTTTTCACCCGCATGGCAATTGCATGTATCAGCAGTTCCCATATCTCTAGTGAATTGCCTTAACTCACCGTTGGTATATTTTAACTTCAACCTTACGGGAGCGCCTTCTAAGAGGTCAATTACTTCTTCTGTTTTCCACGCGTACATATCTTACTACCTTTATATAAACCAAAGAACGATAAAACACCTACCGTCCAACATATAGGACACATTTTACTTAACTGTATCCGATAGTGCCTTTTGGAAATCACTTTTTGGGATGTTATCAACTACCCAATCAAACAGAGATTTCATAACTTTCTTCTCCGACGTCATAGGTTTACCACGTTTCTTTAATGTCAAATATGTGAAGTCTTTAACGACAGCAGTATTAACTTTTGTTACCATTTTGTTTGTATCTTCGTCTTCGCCTTTCGTCTTCATATTAGAAGTTCTATCAGCACCCGATGGTTCAAACATAATAGTATTTTGTTTATTATTCAAAATAACATGTATCTCACCATTGATTGCCATTCTTCTACCAGCACCTGTTACATATTTATAAACTGTTTCCGAAGCACCCTTATGGGTTGCCAACATAATATCAGAAGGAACTACTCTTGACCTCTCTGCATTTTGTTTAATTGCGATATTATAATCAGTCAATACCCATACTAAATGAATGTTTGCTGGGTTATATCCTGCCTTTAATAAGCGTGGCATAAACTGACCAATGTCTTTAGTATCTTTTGCTGTAATATCAAACATAATGTTTGGCAATGTTGTCTTATTCTTCATTTGACTTAACATCATATCTAATGTCTTATCTTTAAGACCTAATTTCTTAATAAAGAAGTGTAATTTTTCAACATCGCCTGGTTTCTTTAGGTTCAAACCTTTAACTTTGGCATACTCCCCTTTAGGGATTTTAGAACCAGCCTTTTGCATCTTACCATATTTTTCAGGGTTGGAATGTATATCAGCAATTGCCATGAATGTTTTCTTCCATTCATCAACGTCACGTACCTTAAACAGTTCTTTCTGCATAAAGTTAGTAGAAGCAAAACCTTTACCCGAACCTGCACCGCCTGCTAAGAATACAATTTGACCGTATTTCTTACCATTAGATAACATGATGAGTTTCTCTTCAAGGAATTCCTCAAATAGTTTCTCTTCATTAATATGTTGTTTAAATGATTTCATACCAATATTTATAATAACTATACTTTCAATTTCGGATCGTTAGTTTTGAAATCTTTCTTTCTCATGATTGTCTTAGCAATCAAATCAAACTCTTTACCATCCCACTGTAACACAAACGGCATATTAATATCTGTTTGTAAGTCGTGTAATACTGCTTCAGCATCGTCACCCATTTTAGCAATCTTCTTACCGTGTTTCTTATATGTTTGTTTGAACAATCTAGTTAATTCACCAACTGTAATATCCTTTCCGTTGCGTTTATCATTAACTCTCTCTAAGAAATGCCTAGTAAACTCAATATCAATACCAACTTTAGCAAAGATTTTATCAGCAAACTTCTCAACTTGAGATAAATCTACCTTAGTTATTTCTTCTTCAAGTTCAACTTCTTCGTATCTTGTTTTGTGGTCTAATACTTTCTTAAATTCTTTAGTAGATAATCCAAATGCCTGAGCAGCCTTTGCCATTGCTAATCCTTTAGGATTCATAACCATCATGCCAGGAGACTGTTGTGCATCAGGATCTCTATTATATGCTCTTACCATCTCATGATACAACTTTAAAGCAGCTTTATATCTTTCGGCATGTACTGCTCGTTTAAACTTATGTACCCACTTCTTAGGTAAAAGTCGTTTAAGTAAATCAGCAGTCCAAGAATCGTTGTGACCTCCTTGAGAGGCTCTTGTACGTTCATCTAACCATTGCTTAAAAGATTTCATTATAATTCCTCGAAGTAAAATTTTGCCATGTTTAATTTTGAATATGTTTGTGCACCTTTACCATGACCCGATGGACGCACTTTACCATCGTTTATCATAATATAGTATTTGTATGAAAGTGTTCCACCTACTTTAACAATAGTATATTTACCTGATGTCCATTCTATCTCAGCAGTGAATTTCTTTAAGTTAATAAGTTTCAAATTCTCTTTTGAAACTTCCTTAGACTTTTTCCACTTCAGTTTGTCTTCAGTTAAATGTTGTCTAAACGACTTCATAACTTCATTCCTTTCTTAACTGCGTTAAAAAATGCCTCAGCATCTTTAGTCGATGTACCTGTAGGTAATCCCTTTTTAAATTCGTCAACACTATCGTTTTTAACATGATTTCTCATATCAGTACCAGAAACACCAGGAACTCTTGCTCCAGAATTCACAACTTCAAATTTATCAAAGTCGTATGATTTCTTAGGGTCTTTATGATTAACGTATGGTCTCATTCTTTTTTCAAATTCAGCAACTCTATCACCACCAACAACCATAGTCACATCTTTATACCCTTGGTCTGATAACCATCTTAAAATATCAAATGGAGTTTTAAGTGAAGTATTTTTAACAATCGTTGCTTTTGGAAAGAACTTTTTCAAATACTTAGTCTTAGTCTTATAATCCAAAGGATTCTTTTTAGCATCTTGACTTTGAGAAGTGAATATCATTCCTTCTCCGCCTTTAGCAGATTTTACAACAAAATCAATTAGAGCACCATGTCCTTTTGTAATAGGATTGAACCGACCAAACGTAAATACGACTGGTTTATTCTTTGCTTCTTCTAGATGTTGTTTAAACGATTTCATCTCTTTTTCCTTTTAGATCCCTTTAACCTAGATTTCTCAGCACGACCTCTATTTACAGATGCCTTTTCAAATCCAACTATTTTACCATTTTTATGCGATGCATCTAAACCATCACCATTACCATACACACCGTGGTCACGTCTGTATTTATTTAACTCACCACGATAATTCTTCATTTTTTCAGAAGATTGAAACTTCTCATACTCGTCTTTATAGTCACGCTTATGGCACCACTTGCAGCCTTCCTTCTTCTCTTTCTTTTCGAGAATATTACAGAAGTCTTCAAATGTTAATATCACTTTCATTGGTTTATACGATAATAGCGTCTGGTTCTTGTCTATCCCATTCTGCGCGTTGCATTTCACTCTTAGACATAGCATACGACGAAGATACGTTCTTTAATTTTAATTTCTTGTTGGCTTGCTTAGCCGCATCTTTAGCATCTTTTGCTTTTTTAACGATGATTTGTTTATCCAATGTTGGATGCATTAACATGTACGAATCAGTTCCTTCGTTCATTAGTTCTCTAAATGTTTTCATTTTCTTATTCCTATTATTATTAAATTAGTTTTTTCTTTCTTATATAGCATATAACTTTCACATCATCCTCCTACTTTGTAGTGAATAGAAGAATAGTCATTTAACTTATAACCAGACATAGCAAGTTTTTTAAGATTATCGTTTCCTGACTTATAAATGACTGATGCGTATCTCATCATAACATATACATAAATTAGTTTGATGTCATCCATCTCCTCTAACATATCCATGTTTTTAAACGTCATAGGACCTGAAGCAGAAACTTTAGATGCCATAGATTTAATAGTATCTATATCTACCTCAAAATTAACAGTATCAGATCCTGGAGTTTTAACCAGTGGAGCCGCAATGGCACCAAGAAATTCTGAACTCTTATCAATTTTTCCTTCAAAGTAAATTTTAATATCACCCACCTTAGTAATAGCTGCAGCCTTTGCCCTAGCTCTTATCATAAACCCTTTAGGGTATCCAGAAGTCTTAATGTCCCAATATGTATTCTTAACGTCATAAACGGTAGGAGCAAACTTTAACGCAAAAGGTTTAACATTAGAAGTGTCAATCGTTTTTGCTGTTGTTCGTTTAACTGATTTCTTTAACGATATACCCATCAAGTCGCCAGAATTGAATAACTTCTTCATTATTATGTTGAATTCAGTTACGGATTCGGCAGAATCTAATTCAGTTAATATATTAGACTTTGATGAACTATTGTAAATCCAAATATCAGCAGGGTTCCAGTTATCGTTACTTTGTTTAAAACTATGATTCTTCTTCAGCATTTTAAATATAACTTGACCGATCGAAGAATCATCACTGTCTAATTCTATCTTATGTTTCTTATTAAGTTTAATAACAGACGTTATTGCGTTTGTATGATTGATGAAAGATTTATACCAATTCTCGTCAAAAATAAAACCAACAATATCGTTTATTTGGTTTCTTGTAGGATGCTTGCCACTATTGTATTGATAGAACTCTAAGAATTTGATTGTTCCTGTTTCTTGTTGTGCCGTAGTTGGATTACTAACACTCTTTTCAGACTGAAAGAAAAAACCACGACCAGAACTATATTTGAATAGAACTTTACCCTTTCCTTGCGTCACCTTAACATTATCACCATTTACGTCTACTGTAAATATAGACATGTATTTAGCAAGTCGTTTTAATACTTTCTTATCAGTAACTTTAATTTCCGTTTGATTCGTATTTAAGAATGATTTTACTTGTTTGCCGACTGCGCTATAATGAATGTCTTGAATATCGTTAGGGTTCATCTTCACATAATCGGAAAGACGTTTTCCAATCTTTTCTTTATCTCTATCTGAAAACTTAGGTTGCTCTCCAACTTTAAATTTAGCAAACGACCCCTCACTTAATAGAGCAGTTTCAGTTAAATAATGACTAAATCGTTTCATATTACCCCCAACTCTTTACCGCATTGAAGTTATTTTTACTAAACTCCAATCGATTGACTAGTTTAACTGCACTGTTAGACAAAGTGTCAATAGCAACGAAACCCTCTGGACCTGTTGTTTTATAACCGTTTGCTGTCTTAACGAATGCTGGTATTTGATTAACCTTTTCTAACTTCTTAACAATCATCATTTTGATATCAATTACATCATTATGCCACTCTAATGTGTGGGCAAATGTACCAGCAACCGAACGTAGTTGTTTTGTAAAGTCGTCTAATTGTTTTTTCTTTTTGTCCTTACCTTTAACTGATTTTAATTTAGAGATCTTCTTCTCATAATCAGAACGGATAAAATCAATGAAAGTAGCAACTGCTTTCTGTTTATTAGAAAACCTTTCACCCTTTCTAACTTGACCGTTGATATAAATTTTAACCATTTTAGCAATTTCAGTTTTACCAAATAGAATACCCATATCTTTAGTATTCAATTTCTTTAATTCCATATTTGCGTGATTTAGTTTTTTCTTAATTTCACCTAATTCTTTTACAGTAAATGTAGCAGTACCCGAAGCATCTACAAAATTAGTATCAGTGAACCAAACATCTTTTTGACGTTTAAATGAAGATAGACTTATTTTAAATTGAGCAGACAAATCGGCAATAGTTTTGCCAGTATATGTTGTATGCCAGATAACACCTACTTTAGATTTTAATACAGTTTTTGCTAAATCGGAATCGGCAGGTATTGCGTATGTAATAGTATTTGGAGTGAATGTAATATAGTTGTCACCGTCAATGGTTTCTTTCTTTAACTCATCAGAAGTAAACATAAAGTCACCTTGATAAACCCCTTTAAGTCCCATCTTAGGGAATTCTTTGAGTGCGACCTTTAACTTATCCCCTAATCCTCCAGGATGATTTTTATCAATATCAGCATTTGTGTAATTGATTTTAGGGGTTTTGTTGAATAATGCCTTTGTACCAACAAAGAACTTACCGTTCTCCGGATTGATACCAGCAATTACTGCCGGAGCACCATCTACTTTTGCTTGAATATTAACAGACTTTTTAGAATGTCCTTCTAAAGAATGGGCAACGTCGTTAAGTATGGTAAGAGCCTGTTTAGCACCAGACACACCGAAGTCAAAGATAGCGTCTTCGACGTGCTCAAGATGAGTCAGTTTTTCTTCGGAAAGGTACGACTTAAAAGATTTCATACTAGTATTATACTATAAATGTTGTTACTATATTTATAATAATTACACTTTGAAGTCTTTGAATGCGTTTTTATTCTTGCTCCCTTTGCTAGTAAAAACTGATTCTTCAAAGTCTTCTTTATCAGAATTACCCATTATACCTGATTGAGCATCTTGTTCGACGTCATACCATTTCATTTTTGCTTTGTTAATACCAATAACAAATCGTTTGTTTAAGTTTTCATCACCATAACGATTCTTCAATTGTTTCACCATTACTTGATTTAATTCTTGTAATTCTTCAGTCTGAATTAATGCTAGGAATAAGTCAGCAGTTGCTGGTAGACCAAACGACTCAGAAGTAAACCAGAACGATTAACTTGTGTAGCAGACCATACTGGAACATTAAATTCAACAGCAAGACCCCTTAATTCTTCGGCAATTGCCTTAACGTATGTATAACTGTTTACGTTATTAGCACCATTTAACCTTTGAGAAGCACAAATATTCAAATAATCAATATAAATGATATCAGGCATAAAGTTCTTTTTAAGTGCTAATTCTTTTAATAGGTGTCTAAAGTGACCAGCATGGGCAGTTGATGTAGGATATTCTTTAACAATTAACTTACCTTTTGTTTTAGATTGAATCGCTGCAATCTTTTTAGAATATCGTTCAAATGATAAATCAACAAGAGAGTCAACTTCTACGTCCATTAGATTAGCATCAATACGTTCAGCAATACGTTCCTCTGCCATCTCAGCAGTAATGTATAATACATTTTTACCCATAGTGAGATTTGACGCTGCCATATGACACATACCAATCGTTTTACCTACACCAGTTCCTGCCATTAGGATGTTTAACGTTTTACGAGGAACACCACCCTTAGTAATCTTATTAAGATATTCAATATCAAAAGGAATACGTTCCTCTTTACGTTGATAAAACTCAAAACGTTCTTCAGCATTATCTAAGAAGTCGTGACCAATATGAGTATCAAAAGATACTGCTAATGCTGTTGATAATAACTCAGGGATTGAACCCTCAGACTGTTGTTTATTTTCCTCGTCATCAATAATACTAATTGATTCCATGATAGCATTATAAACTGCTTTATCTTTACAGAACTTTTCAGTCTCATCAAGCAACCATTCTTCGTTACTTTCTGTTTCTTTTAACGAACCTACTAGTGCCGAAGTTTCTTCATAATCAGTAGAACTTAAATCGTCTCTTCCGTCAATAGCAATTGTTAATGCTTCTTTAGTGGGTACAGAATTATACTTTGCGTAGAAAGTTTGTATTTCACTAAAGACATTTTTATCACTATGATTCTGAAAGTAATCGTCTTTTAAGAATACAATTACCTTTCTAGCATAGTCTTCATTATATATTAGATTCGATAGAATCGTGTTTTCAATACTCAACCAGTTTCCCTCTCTTTCATCATTCTTTCTGTTATAATTTTAGATAATATTACCTGAACTTCATCTTCATAAGGTTCAGACTTTATATCTTCTTCTACAGCATTATAACTATACGATATTTCATCTTCACCTACCTCTAAATCAAATACAGCAATCTCCGTACCGTCTTTAGTCCTTATGTAGAATATATCAGAGGTCATTTCTTGTTTGTTCCCTAGTTGGATTTACATATGTCCAAGCATTCCATCCTTTTTCTTCTCCAATTCGTTTCGCATCATTTCTACGTTTAACTTCAATATCCGACATCATAGGTTTTGGTATTTTATTATTTTTCATCGGTTTCTTCATATTATTCTTCTTCATCTTTACTTCCCTCTAGTAGTGAATGTTGCCCAATTGCATATTTATTTGTAATAAATTCTTTAAACTTTTCATGTGTAACTATATCTTTCCAAAACTTACTCTTTTCCGTTTCAGATGCTCGTACTTTCTTTTCTTCAACTTCACCTGTTTCTAAGTCAACTTTAGAGTACCAACCGTTAGATGGTTTAACTACAAACCCTCCTTCTACAGCAACTTCTAATAAACCAGAATTCATTTTAATTCCTCCTTCCCATGTTACTGAAATAGGAATCTTACTTTTCTCTTTAACGAACCTTGATTTCTCTACGTTGATGATGAAGTCGTATCCTTCAATTTCGGCGCCTTTCTTATTCTGGCGACGTCCAATAATCCAGACGTTATCAGCAGAGTACATGACACCAGTGCCACCAGACACAACCTGCCGGCTGAACATTTCCTGTGTTTCATATGTATGATTTACCACTATTAAAGGGACATCCTTTAGGGTTAAATAAGGTGTTACCATTCTAAATAACGATTTTAATTGTTTTGCTCTTGTCATATCCGCAACGGATTTACCATCTCTAGCATCGTCCATTTCTTTCTTAGATGCTAGATTACCAATAGAATCAATCATAATATAAACATTATCTTTTTCATCTAAATCTTCTAATTGATTCACAATGTCAAATTTAAGTTCCTCGATGTTTTTAAGGGGAATGTGTAGTACCCTATCGGTATCAATGTTAAAGGACTCGAAATAGGATTGTGGAGTGCCGAACTCTGAATCATAGAACAATGCTATTGAGTCGGGATATTTATCCATATATGCTTTCATCATTAATAGACCAAAGGCAGTTTTAAAATGCTTAGATGGTCCCGCAAGAACAGTTAGACCAGAAGTAATACCACCATCTAGTCTACCAGAAAGTGCTACATTAATCATTGGTACTGAAGTCGGGATTATATCCTTTGCATTGAATAACGCAGACTTTGAAAGTTGCGTGGATTTGATTGTGCCTGATTTTTTCAGACGTTCAAGTAATGTACTCATAATATAAATTTCCTAAAGTTTTATTCAATATACCTATATTATACTATACTTTAGACGAAAAGTAAAGTTTTTTATCTACGAACAGGTTCATTAATTAATTCTTCAAGATTGAAAGGTTTTCTCATATTACCCCAACGTGTAAAGTAAATAATAGGATATTTGGGAAACATTTTAAGGAATGTTGGGGCATCAATACCAACTTTCTCTGCTACTACCTTATAATCAGTGGGTAAAGACGATTTACCATATACTCCTCTACCCTCAACTAAAGCATCTAATCGTGATATTGTTGATACAAACCCATTAACGTCCATCAACTCTGAAGCAATTTTCTCACTCCAAACGTCTCCGATAATATAACCATCTTCGTCTAAGGCATAGTCTTTATCGCCTTTAGAAGTAGCATATTTATTTTGAGCATTAAGGTTTTGAATATTATCTTGGAAATTCTCCGCAAAATCTTCAAAAGTTTTACCTTGACTATCTGCTACTACATTATCTAAATTAATCTTTGCCATATGTCCTCTTTAAAAAAATGAATCTAACGAACTCTTAACTTCCCAATCCCAACCAATAGGTTGTAAAATAGATTCTAATGGTCTTAAATATGATTTCTCAAATTGAGTATCATAATCAATATACTTTTCCATATCAAATTCAGGAGGAAGTCCACCTACAAACGAAACTACATTCTGCCCATTTGGGTTTGGAGTCTTCAAATAAACAAATTTAATCTTAGTTCCTGCATCAACACGTTCAATTTCATTTAAATTATATTTATCCAACAACTTGTTAAATAATATAGAACCCCTTACATGAATAGGAACAGATTTCTCTTGTTTTAAATATTTAGTATATTCGTTAATTCCACGAGGGAAAGAAATATCTTCTACGGGCAAAGTATTAAATTCTTCCCTATATTTAGTTACCAATTCTTGTAATTCAGACTCAGAACCAGTTAAAACTACCTGAACTGCTTTTTTTAAATTGCCCCTTACGTTGGCAGGAGTAGAGGATTTAACAATTTCAAGACCCATTACTTTCATTTTAGGTTTCTTATATCTAACACCCTCATTATCCCAAACATTCAAAGCATATCTTTTCTTAGCAGTCCAAAGTCCTTGCTCAGCAATTACCTCTCGTCCCATTTGCATCTTTTGCTCATAGGCATTAACATAGTCTGCTAACTCTTGGTATGAGTCATCAATAAATGGTTCAATTTTTTCTTTAGCGATTGTGTCAAGAAAATCAACAGGTCGTTTAGGTTTGAACCTAGAAACAAGTTTTCCCATATCAACATAAACAGAATCGGTATCAATAGCAATAATGTAATCACGGTCAGTTCCTAATAAATTATTCAAATAAGAGTTTAGTTTCTGTTCAATCCAACGAATAGCAAGTTGACCACCAGTGGTAATTGCTTCAGCATTTCTTAAATCATAATATCTAAACCATTGATTACCAATAGCACCATAAGCAGAGTTTAACTGAATCTTTTTTGCCATCTGGATATTATTATATTTACTAATCTCGTTAGTTGTATCTTCACCATCCTCTTTACGTTGTTGAGCATCTAACATTTTACCTTTGAAAATCTTACGTTCGTTGTAAATCTTTTCCATCAACTCAGGTAAGAATCCACGTTTATCCCTACGGTATAAAGTACCATTAGGAGCAACCGTTTGATTTGTAACTTTTAACTCACTTAAATCTACTTCTTTTTTAAGTAAAGAATCTACATCAACCCCAGATTTGAAACCAACAATAGTTTCAGGACTGATATTGTAATTCATAATTAAATGGGGATACAGTGAGTTTAAGTCAAAAGAAACAATCCAGTTATGTTTACCCACAATAGGTTTTTTAACATAAGCACCAGCATATTGTTCATTTTTACTAGTATGTACTTTAGGTGGTGCTACGATATTCTGTCTAATCAAATAATCATAGATAATAGCATCCCACTGTTTAACCGTACCGAATACGTCTTGATAATTAATTTTAGCATCATATGCCATAGTTAATGTCAAGTCAATAAGTTTCATTTTATCGTCAAGTCGTTTTACAATCTCTACGTCCCTAATGTTATAGTCAATAAACTTTTGATAATTATCTCTAGATAGATTAAATAACGAACCCTCTTCTTCATAAGAAAGTTTCTTTTCACCTAATTCAACATGACCAATCCAATCAAGTTTATAACTCTCTTGTAATTTATAAGTGAATTTCTTATACAGTGCCATATAGTCTAATGTCTGAACACCATAAAGGTCGTAGATAACTTGGTCTTTACCAAACCTAGATTTTACATTACGTTCCCTAACCCAACCAAAGGGAGAAAACCTTTTTGTAATATCAGGACCAAATACTCTAGCATAACGGTTTATGATGTAAGGGATATCAAAACCCTCAACGTTCCAACCAGTTACAATATGTGGTGGTTCTAATTCCCAGAAATTTAGGAAAGATTCTAAAAGTTCTATTTCAGTATCATACTGAAAATATTCTATTTTAATATCGGTATCTGCATACTCACCATCTGCTTTATCCCAATATTCAAGACCCCAAGTGAAGTAAGTTTCTTTAATGCTATCATAAACTGTAATGGCATTGATAATACTCTTTGCTTGTTCTGGGTGAGGGAATCCTTCGTCAGACTGTACTTCAATATCAATATTATACGTTCTAATTTTCTTTGGGTCAAATTCAATATTACCTTTCCACTTATCACAAATATACTGAACATCATATTGGTCAATGCCATAAACATTAAACCCAGAAACGTCACCATAATCATTAACAAAGTTTCTAGTATCTTTAATAGTTCCAGGATTAATAGGATATACCTTTTCTCCTTCTAGTGTTCTAAACGGAGTTTCGCCCTTTTTACCAGGAACGTACATTGTTGGTCTAAATTCTTCTCTACGAATAAAGTCTCTACCTGAGTCAGAAATCCCTCTAGATAAAACCTTATTTCCTAATACATTTACTGATGTGTAAAAACTCATATATTCTATTATTTCCTATTGTTGACTAATTTTATATCCTAGACCAGAACCCATACATTCTTTTTTAAGTGGGTTCCACCATCCTCCATCAGAGCATCTAGATTCTGTTATTCTGTCTTCTGCATCATTGACGGATTCTTCCTTAGTTTTAATTATAGTGTCATCTTTAGTAGGTTCTACATTAGATGTTATATCAGCATTAAACCCACAATGAGGACACCAAGCATTTGGTACTTTTTGGTCATACATAGTCCACATTTCTGAGCAGTCAGAACATCTATATGTAGTGCTTTCTAGTTTATACAAGTTCTAATTCACCTGGATAATGTATATAAGTTTTTAGCATATATTTTGTTCCTTTAATAACAGGTTTTGCTTCATGAGGAAACCCCATCCAAGTTGGAAATACAAGAAGTCTGCCTTGAATTGCTGTACATTCTACTCCTTTTAAATGGTCAGTAAAGGCGGTTTCTCCTCCCTCTTCAACTGTGTTTGGATAAAATAAAAATGCTAACATTCTATTAGAAGAATTAATATCAACAGAGTCTACATGCTTTTTATAAAAATGCTCACCCTCGTCATATCTATGCATTCTCCATTCCTCTATGATATTAGATTCTGGTATAGTGTCAGAAAAACCCTTTGATTTCATTTCGTAACGATACAAATTAGCATAATCCATCACGACTTTATTCAGGGATGCTAATAAGAACTTCATATCAGGATCGGTATCAGCAACAACAGAACAATTAAGTTCAATTGCCGAACGATATCCATCTTGACGTTGTTCCGAACCACCAACCCCACTTATAACATGACTATCTGTATTCCATTCAAAGTTGTCAATCAAATCATGACAAACTTTAGGAGGCAATGCTCCATTATAAATCTTTATAAAATCTTTTAATTCCATGCTAATGTACTATGTTAAATTTAGATTTTACAGTACTCTTTTTTCTTTCTGTAGACTCAATAACAAATGCATTTACATATGACTTTAAATTCATAATAGTTCCGTCGTCCATTTCAACGACACCACCATACCCCTCAATCACAGCCTCTACTAATGATATTTTATCTTCAACTTCACCATCTGCTACCATTTCAAAAGTGATACAGTCATCCATTTCCATAAATGTAAAACACAATGATACGTCATAAAATCTTGCATCTGCGTATTCGTTAAAATCCTCGTCTAAATCATATTCATCTAATTTATCAGCCATTAGTCTTCTCCTAAAGTTGTTTGAAATTGCTCAATAGCAGTTTGAATAGTCATATATTCTCTCGCTGCGTCGTGAAGAGCATTATGATGAATAAACCCGTCAGGCATAACTTGAGTAGTTTTATTCAATAAGGTATGAACTACAGTCTTAGAGTCGTGGATATTCCACCATTTCCAAGGTAGTTCGTATGGGGTTGCATTACCAGTAACACGAAATAGGTCGTGCATGATAGAGAAATCGAAATGAGAACCTCTAGAATAAACTAGAACGTCTTTAGAATTTATGTCTAATGAATTGAACCAATCAGATATAGCAGGCATTAATTTAGACCAATGCATATCGTTTTCAGATGGTTTAAGAACTTTCATGGCATCTTCACCTTGAGTTGCCCACCAATCTAAAGTATCTTTTTCAATTTTCCGTCCGGCGTCAACTTGAGATTTAACTTCCATAGTAACATAAAAACCATTTACAAGGAGTTCTTCGTATTTGTATTCTTTAGATGAGTCTACTGCTACAGCACCGACTGATAAGATGACTGCGTTGGCATGAGTGCCTAACGTTTCTAAGTCAAAGACAACTGAGTCTATGGGCATTTATTTCTCCAATAATATAATTTCAATACCTCTATTATACTACGGAATACCCAATTAGTCAAGTTTTTCTATATGTTTTTCAACGTATTCTTTTGATAAATGACGTGCTTCGATTAAAGCAGTTTTGACTTGTTGTTTAGAACCACCGAAGTATGCGACTGCATGTCCTTCTTTGATTAATTGTTTGTTTATTGAAACTATTGAATCGTTATTCTTTTTACAGACGATAAACAACTCACCAATTACCCTGCCGTATTTACCAGTGCCGTGAGATTTAAGAACAAACTTATCGTCACTCTGTTCTAACATCTCAGTTAGTCTATGTGTTGCACCCTTTCCATAACGTTTTTCAGTCAGGTCACGTGTGCGAGATTCTGGGGCATCCATACCCATAAAACGGATACGTTTAGTTATCCAAACATCAAAACCAAGGTCAATGTAGGCATCAATAGTATCACCATCAATGATTCGTTTGACCTTGCATTTGTATTCAAACATAGTTTACCTAGTCATACTTAAAATCTTTGCGATTTGAGCATCTAATACACCAGCACGATTTGGCCAATGAATGTATGCTTTATCTGGATTACTCTTTAAGTTCTTTAATAAAGGAATAATCAATCTTTCCAACGCTTTAAGTTTATTCGCTTTAAAATTCGTAAACTCTTCTTTCTTCGCATCGAGCTCAGTTTCGACCGTCTCCTGCCTAACCAAAAGATCAGCCAAATTGTTATTAATATCTCCGAAATCAACACTGCCATCCCCATTAAAGTCAAGTTCACGTACTTCTCCTATGGTTATTTCTAATGCATCCAACTTATCTGTGATTTCAGTAAAATCTACTGCAGGTGCTACATCATGTGCATGGGTATGTGTACATTCAAATATAGAATCTAATTTTGTTTCAATACCTGACATATCTGGCAAATCGCCAGCAGTTAATGCGTCCAATCTTTCTAATGCAATGATTTGGTCTAGTTTATTTTCAACTGAAGTTAAATCAACTTCTTCTGCTGTATGAGTATGACCAACATCATCAGGAATTAATGCTAAAATTGCATCTAATTTTGCTATAACTGGACCAAGGTCTGCAGTTGCTGCAGACGATACTTTGGTAACAACGGTATCTAAATCACCATCGTCGTTATCCGAGAACGAGAAACCCCATTCGAAATCCTCATCTATATCAAATTGTCCATTTTCTGAATCTGCCATTTCTTTCTCCTAAAAAGGTATGAAACTTCTCATCATCCCTTGGGGACTGAAGTTATTTTGTATTCCACCCACACTGCGATTAATATTCTGCATCTGTTGGGTCATTACGTTAATATCATTTGTTAATTTGTGCATATGCAATTCCATCTGAGTTGATATTGTAACAACTTCATCTGCTTGCATTTTCATTACATCCATATCTCTATTAATGGATTCCATAGAATATGAAATCGTATTCATATTCATACTAATAGAAGTAAGGTCATTTGCACCTTTTTCTAACGAC